TGACCCGTTGTCTTCATTTAATAGCTTGTTCATGGCGGTTTCAAATTCATCAACTTTTCTTTGATGCTCATGCGCAATGCAAAACAAACCATATGCTTTCATATAAGTATCATTACTAATATTCATTCACTCCCCCTCTTGGCTTATACGCTGTTTTAATTTTATTGATAACAAATCCTTAAGAGGCTTAATTCCTGTTTGATACACTTTCTCATGCAGGCCTTCATTGCTCTGAATCTCTGCATCGCTCAACATTCTGGCTAAATCAGCAGCAACTTTAATAATTCCGTCCCTGTATCGCTTCTCTAACTCCACTAACTGGTCTTTGTGTGCGCTCCTTAACCCGATCACTATGGCATTAGTCCACTTATCAATGTCACTCTTATGGTCACTCATACAACCTCCTTGAATGCTTCACGGATAATTTGTCTTCCATCTGTGCCTTTAATATTCATTAACAAATCTTTCTCTAACTCTTGGAACCGGGCTTTGTGTTTATCCTGCTCTTCTTTACGAGCCTGATTAATAAGCGTTACTGACATTTGTTTGCTTATGCTGGTATCTGCTAAGATGTATTTAATATTGTCTCCACCCCATGCGTTAGGGTCATTTGAATAATATTTATATTTAGGGTCATTGGTTTTATAAGCATATATAACCTCTGGCATATCGTTGTCTTTCATACCTTACCCCTTAATAACTGTTCTAAATTTGGTTTAGTTTTTGAGTTAACATGAAGTTCAGCACCAAATAGACCAGATACAGGCTTTATACATGAGACATAGCCATCACGAATAGTGCTTGCTATAACAATTACTGGGTTTTTATATTCAAGCAAATACTCTTTAACTTCTGATTCATTTTTAAGCATATTTATTCCTCAATACCTTGTTAATACATTTGATAATAGCTGTGCGACGGTCTTCTGAATAGTCAGTAACACCACCTTGTGTTTCAGCCATCCATTGCTCGCTCGAAGGCAGCCAATCAACATCTAGCTTCATCTCATCAATAACAAGATCACGGTCGTTGCTGTCATGTGCTGGGTTGAACTCAATCTGTCTATTGCTTTTATCAAAATATAAACGCCTTAATCCCTTAATCGTAACACCAGCTAATTCAAGCCCCATATACTCAGCACAAGCTAAATTAAATTCCTTCGCCGCTTCATCTGTCATGTTATTCATTAGGTTTGTACTCGATTTCATCTAAATCCATGCCTATTTCATTTAATATTTCTTGATCTGTTTCTGCAAAGTCATCCCATTCATAAAGCTCGCTTAAATTTTTTAATTGCCACTTCCAGCCATCTTCACAAAGCACTCTAATAACAACTCGCTCAATCATTGTGTCAATATCAAAAATAACTCCCAGCCCAGCACCAACCCCATCTCGCACAGAAGAGAATCTTATTTTTACTGGTCTATATAGCTTTGGTAATCTCATACCCACCCCTCAATAACCCATAAATAATACGGCTGAAATATCTTAAATAACAACCAACATAAACCTAGTGTCAGGATAGCGGCTATATAGGGGACTAATTTACAGTACAGTTTGTTATAAGCTTTCATTACTAGTCCTCGATCTCCATTACTTCAGCATCATAAAAACACTCATACTCTTCTTCAGCAGATTCAAGAGCCAGTTTAATCGCCTCTTTTTCGGATTCAGCTTCAACGCTTACAGTGTCCGAATATTTAAATGTTAATTTAATTTGGTAATAACTCATCACTTATCCTTTGCTATTCTTTTTTCGTAGTAATTGCAGTTTTTACACTCATACATATCAGTCCACTTTTCACCGAAAGGCTGCATTTCATGATCGCCTTCTTGACAATAAACGTCATAACTAAAGCTAATACTAGTTGTGAACTTAAACCCCTTTCCGCAACTACAGTCCTGCATATAATCCCCGTCTTCTTCGTATCCATAGCCATCATCATGATTTATTTCTTGTTCTTCACCGCAATACGGGCATGTAACATCAGTCATTTACTTATCCTTTACTATTGCTGTTAAACAGTCTCTAACCATTAATATTTAAAGTTTTTATTACATCTTTCCAGATAATTTTCTCAAGCTCGAATAAGTCTTTATCCAGATCTTCTGTGGATCCATCTATGCAATGCTTAATTCTTAACCCAATAATGGGGTCACTAATAGCTTTGTATAATTCACTCTTTCTTTTTTCACTGATCTTCATTGTTATCTATCCGGTTATTGGGGTTATAGGTAAGCCATTAACATAAAGACAAACTACACAAAGCATTGCCAGAACGTCTACACTTGAAAAAATATAATTCCTGTCATGGATTGCGCTTCTAATTAGCTGGCTAAATAACACAGGCACTGTTAATAAAATAATAAATACGCTAAATAATTGAGCTATTAATTCCATCCTCTATTCCTCTCTATTATTATCTATCCGGTTATTGGGGTTATAAAATAGACAAAGCTTTATTAATCATTTTCTTAATTTTTAATACATCGGCTTTGCTAACCCAATCAAAATCAGCTATAGGAATATCAAATTCAAAAGGTGCGTCTTTATCCATGTGATCGACAACTATGCCAATCGTAAATCCATTTTCAAGTTCGTCATTAATAAACGTTTTCTTTGTTTCTTCTGTATATATTTCCATGCTTATTCCTCAAATAGTTGGTCTTGAATCTGTAACCCTATGTTACGCAGTAAGAGATATGTCTCAGGTTCTTTAATCCTATACGTTAAAGCGATCTCTGTCAAGACCTTAACCCTCTTTTCTTGTAATTCTCTTGATCCATGTAGAGTAATCTCTGTGAAATCACCCGCTTCTCTCTCTAACATCTTATCCCAAATATCCATCACATTTCCTCTGAATAAACATAGTCTTTAGCTTCTCGTACAGACTTAAAGTCTGCAATAAAAGCCCCTTCATTGAATACCTTACACATTTTAAGGCATCTATCTTGATTGTAGTACACGTTAATAATCTCATACTTATGAAGTACAATATAGCCAGTACATAGCTTCTTCCAGTACCTGTCCAGGTGTTTCACTTCTGCTTAAGAAACTCATTAATACCATGAGTTAGCTTAACATGAGTAAGTGTAAGGTACTCTTGGCAGTCTTGGCAAAACAAATGGTAATCAACTCTAGTAAAGTCTTCGTCTTCCTTCTCTGTTGTATGTTCTTTTTCAACTGCTAAGGCACTAAACGGGTGTTTACATTTAAAGAATCTCATTCTATTGCCTCTATGAATTTCTTAGCTATGTAATCATAACTCCATGTAACACAAGCTGCATCTATTGCCTCCGTTCTTGTTGGGTATTTAAATACTTCGATATTATTTTTGAGGCAATTAACATAAATAACCTCTGGTTCTGGCTTTATGCGGTAACTCTCCAAATTATCTGAAAAATCAATGTTAGTTGCTTTTACCCATGAGCCATCTCCAAGATAGTATTCAATATTTTTACCTTCTGCAAACGCCTGAATAATCGGTAATAACTGTTTTACTCTGTCTCTGTTCATTTTCTCTGCTCCAATAATTCAAACATATCCTGGTTCCACTGTATAAATTCATGCACTTCTTGCTCTTTGGAGCATACACGAGGGCAAGTATAAGCCTCCCCTTGACAGAAGTACTCCATCTCTGACTCTGTACTGTCTCCTATGCTGTACTTCTCTACATAACACCCAAGGTGACAACAATCGTCACACTCCGATGGATCTACCTCAATATCTTTAAATATCCTGATTGTATTAGCTATGAACATTAGTATCCCCTATTATGTCTATTATATCTTCGTCAAGTTCAAGCCAATCATCTGAGTACAATAGTTCACAAAGTTCCATATCTCTTTGCTCTGCTCCTTCAGTGTCATCATAAGGTACAGAGTTAAAGTCCAGTACAATCTCCTCAGAGAAGTTAAGTCCTGCATTCATGTTAGTCATCACGTTCTCCTAGTTCAATAGGTGTTATATCTGTTAGTGAATCTATACTCTCTTGAGATAAGAAAGCATAACCTGTTAATATATCCCCTTTCTTATCATCCCTTGAAGGCGAGGTAGTAAAAGGGTAGTGTTTACCTGAATTAGATACCATAACAAATGTATCCTGGTTGCACTGATCAGTGCAAGTGTACCCTGAGACTGCTACTTCAAATAAATCTAGTTGTTCCACAATCAACTCCACTTTCTTAATAATATGCCAGTTGTGGCTTTATTGTACTTATCTTCATCATACCCTATATAGAGATTGAAAGTAGCTGATATTCTACCTATACAGAATGCTAATAAACAATAAAAATATAATTCATAATCCATAATCAACTCCTATGCTAATAAGCTATGCTAATAAAATTAAGGCTATCACGCCTAATACAAAGATGCAATACATGAATGTATCTTCTCTCACTTTATCACCTCTAATTTGTTAAGTCTCTCTAGTCTCTCTAGTCTTTTCTCTAGATCAGAGACATATTTAAGGGTTGCATCATGTAATCCCTTATTAGCATTAACGAATGTAGTCATATCCTGGACAAATACACCTATGCCTTGTAATGACTTCTTAATGGCTTCTATATCTTGTAAGACCTTAGTCTCTGTTGCTTCATTCATCTTAATCTCCATTAGGCCATAAGACTGCACAAATAAGTAAAACAAGGCCTATATAGACCACGGTTAGTACTGCAATGGCTAGATAGCTCATGATTCACTCTCCTGATCAGTATGGTAGTAAACACCTATTAAATTACGTGCTTCTAGTTCAGAATCTAAAGGGCCGCCTATTGTATTAATCCCTGCGGGTGTTATCTCCATTAGAGCGTATATAGTGCTATTCATAAAATGATCTTTGGTAATAAAGTACTTATTTTGTATTAACCCAGTAACGTATGATTCATTGAAGAAACTATCAGCACTGAACCAATTATTAATATATTTCTCATCTTTAATAACTTGCCTTGTTCTTTGTATTATTTCAGATCTCATAATCTTATCTCTTTGTTAGTTAATGTAAGGCGTTGCATTATACCCTTAAACGTATTATTTCAATTTATACACTTATAAGTATAGCCAGTCTTAATGTATTGTCAAGACTTATAAATTAAATATTATCGTAGCTAAAACAATAGCTATGAACCATGCTTTAAGCTCTGCTTTAAGAGTATTAGGATCATCTTTGGTTAGCCACTCAGGTAACCATTTAATTGCTGTAATTATATTCATGTATCACCTAATCAATGTTGTGTTGTATTAAGTATAGCTAGTTTGTACACCACGTCTAGTACCGTTCGTCGGGTACTTAAAGTATATCTGGTATTAGCTTGTACCGAGAGCTGAAATATGATATTATTATCTTTAGTAATTAGTAAGATGTTACTTCTATCATACATCTATACATACAAGTTTACTTATCCTAACTTATCTTACTTCTACTTTCCATACTAACTTCATACTATCTTATCATACTTTATAACATAATATCAATGATACAGAAGCTTACACTTATATTCTCTACTTGAGAATGATTCTTATTTAGGTTCTGACTGTATATCTTGGTTAATACTTGATTCAGAGTCCAAACAAGCTGATAAGCATAACCCAACAGTTTCATAATTACTCTCTATGGTTTTGTTTATTGTTTGTGAGTTAAGTTTATGCAGTTCCTTATAATGCTCAACTTCTACACTAAGTCTGTTATTCTCTTCATGTAGATCAATTATCTGATACGCTAGATCTATAATACTCAGTTCATTGTGTTTCATATCAATACCCCATTTCTACATAAAGTTGTTTAAGTGATGTTATTGGCACTAGATCATGCCCTCTAACCCTACCTTCTGCTGTGTGCTTAACGAATGGTATACATAGATAAAGGCTATCTGCTGAACATACCTTAAAGCCGTGTGACTCTGCATGTCTGGTTAGTAAGTCTTGAGTTGGTTGTCTCATAATCTTATGCCTTCTGTAAGTTGAGTTGTTAGAATAAATAAACATAACTAAATTATACATACATGTAATTGTATTGTAATACCGTTCATCAGATTACATAAAATTAAACGTACATAAATGTACTATATATATGTATCTTCCCCCGTTAATTACATTACATGATAGATGTGGGCAATAGTATTAAGTATGCCTTAATGGTCTTACATGTTAATGGTCTTAATGGTCACATACATACACTCTCTTCCCTCTAATTCAGACGTTGTGTAATGCACTACTTTATTTAACCTGATAATAATTATCATCTCTGTGGATAACCTGTGGATAAGTATACTAACCTGTGGATAACTTTATAAAGATCCCCTAGGAAGACCCCCCACCCCCTGTGGTATACTGGTGTATGTGGGATATGACGCTTCAAAACTCGAAAGGTAGATTCTGGTTTTTAAGCTCTTATAGCCCCTACAAACTCGGGAGGTGAAATTGGATAATTGATTTGAAAATTAATGAAAATAATTCCGTAATTCGCTTGACAAGCGTTATTCAGTGTGCTAATATCGGGGGGTATTTAACTTAACATGATAAAAAATGGCACCTCTAGTTAAGTACTTGATAATTAAGACATTTCTATAGCAGGGGATATTCTCCTATAACTGAGAAATACTATGCAAGAAGCTACAGCGTTAGAGACAGCTAAATTAAAGATCATGTCATTGAACTCAGAGAACAATGCCTTGAGACAAAGACTTGAATACAGACAAGAACAAGTCCAACAGTTACAGTCAGGGATCTATAGTGAAGGGTTGAAGGACGGTAAACTACAAGCAGAAGTAGATGCTTACAAGTCTGTCCTGTTCGAGGTACTGGATCGTAATGGAAGATACTAAGATACAAAGAACAGCTTCAGGGAGTATAGCAGGTGTAGGTGGAAGACCTCCAGGCGCTAAGAATAAGACTACCTTAGTAAAAGAAGCTATTAAAGAAGGGATGGAAGATACCCTTATGCAGTACGGTATAGATGTACTGAAAGCTACTGCACAAGCTGCTGTAGGAACTAAGCTTAAAGACAAAGATGGTGAGTACTTGTACGACGAACATAATAACCATGTGTACATCAAAGGAGACAATGCTTGCAAGAAGATGCTACTAGATAGGATGGTTCCTATAGCCGATGTATCAGGTAACAACAAGTCAGGTACTACTCAAGTAGTTATCAATGTCCAGGGTATGGAAGCCAAGGTAGACCTTATGGACGCTAGCGTCATAGAGCAAAGCTCTGATGGTGAGTTCCACGAAGTGCAAGAAGAGGTTACAGATGGTGATGATTAATATCAATGGAGTAGAAATGACTCCACTAGAGGCCAAAGAGATATACAAAGAGTTAGATCTCTTGTTTGGCAAGCCTATGGTTACACTTGCACCAACTAAACAGCCTAAGGATTTGTTAAACCCCTGCGGAATTACTTGGACCCCATCAAGCCTAGATAGAGTATTTAAAGATTAATGAAAATTATGCTACTCATTTACACATTATGTGGGAGTGAGCAGTGCATTACAACTGTACAAGATACAACAGTTAGGTGTTTTTATACCCTTCACAAGTAGTACAGTTAATGAAAGAGACACAGAACAAGAAAGTGCAGTCAGTAAAGATTCCACTAGAAATAATACACAAAGGTCAATGCACGTAAGCGTAAGCTGAGTCAAGCCTAACTAACTGGGCATAGCCCTTAACCGCATCAGGAGATCCTATAAATGCGATATGAACTACGTAACCGTTACTACGGCCACAGAATGATTGCTCCGAATGAAAAAGCTAAGTTACGCTTAGTCGACAATGGAGTTAAAGATAAAAGAGATAATCTTCCTGTTTGGGCAGTTTCTAAAGAGCTTCCTGATGAAGTCCCAGAACCTAAGTTCAGTAAAGAAGAACTCTTAGCTATGATTGCAGTTCTTGAGGAAGCTGATGCAACAGAACCAGAACGTGAGAAGATAATTGAAGCAGTTAATAAACCTAAAGCAGCTCCAAGAAAGAAAGCTAAGAAATTAGGTAATAAAGGGAGTTCTATTTAATGAACATCTACGATAAAGGCGCCCCAACTACGAAACCTTTACAAGTTAATGATGTAATTGACTACGCTGTACGGGTACTTAAAGAGAATATAGAGAAGATAAAGGTTTCTAATGACTGATATATTTGATATACCTCGTCTTAAAAGAGAGCGAGAAGAACGTCTTAAAGAGATCTTGCGTAATGGTGAGACTTCAGATGATGATTCACAACGTCCTCAAGGCTCTGATACTCCTAACCCTGTTCCTGATAAATCTAAAGAGCAAGGAGAAGCTGAGTTAGAGGCTTTACGTCAGAAGCAACGAGATCGTGCTAAGAAGAAATGACTGTCCCTACTACTCATACAGGGAACACTAGTACCTGGGATACAGGTAACGCTAGAATAAATGTTACTAAAGGTAATATAGGCACTATTGACTACAAACATGAAGTAGCCCTAGGTATTATACAAGGTTCATCTCTGTGGAATAAGTTCGGATACAACGCAGATATAGATACAGCTACAAGTCCAGAGATAATAGCCTCCTTTGGTGGCTCTTTTAGCCCAGATGTAACAGCTACAACAGTGGACATTGTATCAAGTGATGCAGCAGATGACTCAGGTGGTACAGGTTGTAATTCAGTTGTAGTGTACGGGCTTGATGCTAATTGGGATGCTCTTGTAGAGGTTGTAACACTCGATGGTGTTACTCCAGTTACAACTACTGGATCGTTCATAGGTATTAATCGAGTAGCTATGTTCTTATGTGGATCAGGTAGAGTAAATGCAGGGACAATAACAGCTACAGCTACCACAGGCGGTAGAACAATGGCAGTACTGCCTTTAGGTGAGGGTGTTACACAACAATGCTTGTTCTATGTACCTCAAAATAATACATTTGTTATGGAGTACTTGTTACTAGGCGCTGCACGTAATGCGTCCAACAACCCTTATGTTACATTCAAGGTATTTGTGTTCTCAAGTGTAAGTAATGGAATACAAGAGGTTTTTAGAAAGACTTTAGATACTGAAGTTCAGGTTTATGCAGATATAGAACCTAACCTCCCTTTCCCTATAACAGAGAAGACTGTAATTTGGGTAGAAGCTAGTACAGACCAGAACAATACAGAAGTTACATGCAGATTTAGTGGAATCTTGGTAGAAGATGAAGCATGATACAGAAACTTACTACAAAAGGTTATAAAATAAAGCAAAGTAAGGATGTTTTCATCGTAAAGAAAGGATTTTTTAAAATAGGTGAAGCTAGTACTTATCTGGCAGCGCAGGCTATAGCCCTTAACCATTACTTAAGTAAACAATGATCCTCGACCTCGACTTTGAGCTCCATGAGAAACAATTAAATATATTTAAACACCCTGCTAGGTTCAAGGTAACAGCCGCAGGTAGACGTGGAGGTAAATCCTTCTTATCTGCTGTTATGCTCTTAATTGAAGCATTAAAAGATACTAATAAGTTCGGTCAAAGTCTCCATAGAGCAGAGGTTTTCTATGTAGCCCCTACCTTTAACCAGGGCAAGGATATTATGTGGAACCTCTTGATAGAATTAGGTGGCATGGAGGCTCAAGGTGGGGTTATACGATCGGTACGACAAAACGAAGGGGTGTTGCGTCTTATTAATGGGCGTACTATTAAGATTAAAGGATCGGATAGGCCTGATACTCTTCGTGGTATTGGTTTATCTTATGTCGTAATGGACGAATACGCAGACATGAAGCCTGAAGTATGGGATTTAATCATACGACCTGCTCTGTCTGACTATGAAGGAGAGGCAATGTTCATCGGGACACCTGATGGCAAGAACCACTTCTACGATTTATGGTGCTTCGCTGGAGAAATGCAAGCTAAAGGTCACCCTGAATGGGCTGCTTTTCACTTCAACTCCCTTGATAACCCAAAGATTAAGCCCTCAGAGATTGAGGCAGCTCGTAACTCTATGTCAGCAGCAGCTTTTAGACAAGAGTACGAGGCTAGTTTTTCAGCCGGAGGCGGTACGTCCTTTAAAGAGGAACATCTCCGTTATGCTGACTTACCACCTGAACAGGGTAACATCTACATAGCAGTAGATTTGGCTGGTTTCGGGACTGGAAATGGAATGATAAAGTCAGCTATCAAAAAGTTGGATGAACATGCTATCAGCATTGTCGAAGTTTCACCCTCTGGCTGGTTTGTACACGAGATTATACACGGAAGATGGGATGTTAGAGAAACAGCCCTTCGTATAATCAAGGCTTCTAAGGATTATAGCCCTATTGCAGTAGGTATAGAGCGGGGAATCGCTTACAATGCCTGTCTTCCTTACCTGGAAGATGAAATGAAGAGAATGAACAGATTTCCTGTTATTACCCCTTTAACTCATGGTGGTAAAAACAAAACAAACAGGATTGTATGGGCTTTACAAGGCAGGGCAGAACGAGGAAGGCTTATCTTGAAGAAAGATGCTCCTTGGATAAGACCTTTTCTTGATCAGTGGTTAGATTTCCCTAATCCTATGGCGCATGACGATCTACTTGACTCTCTGGCTTATATTGACCAGATAAGTGAAACAGCTTACAACACATGTATTGAGATAGAAGAGTTCGAGCCTCTTGATCAGTTCACAGGAATATAAGAATGGATCAACCTGAAGAAATAACACAGTCCGATATAGACCAAGAGTTAGTCTCTTGGGTTGTTGGGACTATTAAGCCTTGGGAAGACTACCGAGATCAGAACTTTGAGAAAGATTGGGAAGAGTACTACCAGCAATGGAAAGGTATCTGGACTCATGATGGTAAAACAAGACAGTCAGAAAGAAGTAAGTTCATATCTCCTGCTTTAGCACAAGCTATTGAGATGGCAGTGTCAGAGATGGAAGAAGCTACCTTCTCTCGTAAGAATTGGTTCGATGTAGCTGATGATTTAAAAGATCAAGATAAGAAAGACAGAGAAGTTATACGTGATCAGCTCTTAGAGGACTTCAAGATAGCAGGTGTAACTAAAGCTATATCTGAGATCTTTCTTAATGGTGCTATTTACGGTACAGGTATCGGTAAAATAGTCCTAGATGAAAAAGATGAAGTATTTACAGGCCCCGATGGTTCAGAAGTTAAACTTCAGCGTATAGAAGTACAGTTAGCTTCTGTATCTCCTAAAGAGTTTGCTATGGATCCAGTATCTAGGACAGTTAACGAAGGTATGGGCTGTGCCTGTACACCAGTTAAGCCTAAGATTGATATTATCCGTAAGCAAGAAGAAGGTATTTATAACGATGTACCTCTAGGTTCATTCACTGATGAAGAGAACGTAGCTGCAATGGGGGAACATTCCCTAAATCTTAATGAAGAGAAATGTGAGCTAATAGAATATCATGGTTTAGTACCTACTCGGTTACTTATCCAGATCGAAGATGAAATAGATCAAGATTTAGCTGATGGTGACGATTTAGACATGACTGAGGCTATTGTCACGATAGCTAACAGATCAGCGTTACTTAAAGCAGTAGCTAATCCATTCATATACAGAGATCGGAGTATTGTTGCTTATCAGCACGATACAGTACCTAATAGATTTTGGGGTAGAGGCGTTGCAGAGAAAGGTATTCACTCACAACGTGCTTTAAATGCAGAGCTACGAGCAAGACAAGATGGATTAGCTTTGACTATTCATCCTATGATGGCAATAGATGCTACTCGTATCCCTCGTGGATTTAAGCCTAAGATAGCTCCAGGTGCTACGTTATTAAGTAATGGCGATCCTAAGCAAGTATTCAATCCTTTGCATTTCGGAGATATGGGTACACATACATACTCAGAAGCTGGGGAGCTTGAGCGTATGATGCAGATGGCTACAGGGAGCATGGACTCAGCTACACCTACATCACAAAACGCCCGTAATAACACTATGGGCGGTATGAGCATGATAGCTGCTGGTGGTATTAAGCGTTCCAAAAGAACGATGCGTAACGTAGAAGAAGACTTCTTAATACCTTTGATAGACAAAGCTACATGGCGGTATCAGCAATTCTCTCCAGAAAGATATCCTTTTGGTGACTATAAGCTACTTCCTTATTCAACTATGGGCATTATGGCACGAGAGATGGAACAACAACAAATAGCTCAAGTGTTACAAGCAGTACCAGAAGGGCCAGCTAAGGGTGCTTTAATTATGGCTTTTGTTGAAAACTCATCAATACAGAACAAAGTACAGATACAAGAAGCAGTATCTCAGCAATTTCAACCACCTCAACCTGATCCTATGCAACAACAAATGCAGCAACTACAATTGCAAAATGCAATGCTAGAGAATCAGATCTTGACTAAGAATCTAGGGAAGATTGAATCAGAGACAGTAGAAAACTACGCTAATGCTCAATCCAAGATTGGACAAACTGAAGTAAATAAATTTAACGCTATAGCTCAAACAGAAGACAATGAGCTTGATAGAGAATCTTTCGGGAGAAAAGAATAATGGTTACAGGTACAGTTGAAGTAAGAGGTGCTGTAAATGACACTACAGGTAAAATAGATGGTGTAGTTAAGCAAAAATATACTAATGATTCGAAGCATGTGCATTTGGCTTCAGATGCAACTAAAGTAACTTACGATAATGAGATTTATGAACTATTAAATGCTGTAACGACAGGTGCGACTGTCACATCTAATATCTGGATTTCAACACGAGATTTAGTTGATGGTTTATTGCATTTTGAGACATCAGCAGCCCAGACAGGTAATATAACAGCGTACTACTCATTTGATGGTATCAGTGCTATTAATTCTGAAACAGTCAAAGCTTTGGCGGGTGGCGCAGCAGAACAACACGCGCTAGGTTTTAGTGATTTTGATGCAGGATCGGACGCGGCTGGTTTTACTCGTAATATTAAAATGTATCCATTCGTAACATTTGGTTTAGCAAGTGGCGCAGGCACAGGCACAATCACAAGTCTAGCAACGGTGGTACGTAGAAATGGCTAAGTTCTCACAGAATAACCCACCTATAAGGGTTTTAATGCTTGATGTTAAAGCTGCCGGTTTCACGCTATCTAATTTCCCATGGTCAGCTCATGATGCTTTTTTTAAATCTATAGGCGCACACGTTGAATGGCGACATGCTCCGAGTATGAATGCTGGAGATCAAGTTTATAGTGATCATTGGGACTTGATTGTTATCCCGTGGATAGGTGACATAACAAGTCAATATTCTTTCTTAAAAGTTCAATTAGCTTTGTTTGTTGATACCGGCATCCCTATTTGGTATGCACAATGCTATCTAGCCGCAGGTGTAAACGCACAACCTACAACTGGTATTACAGTGGTTAATGCCGCAGGTAAATTCACATCAACTGGTTTAATTAACTGGGAAGATAGAATGGGCGGACAAGTCACATTCTACGGTGATGCCCCAACAATTGCAGGCGCTTCAACAGTAACAACACACGCGACTGATTTAGATAATGATGCGGTAATGTTGTGGAGCAATCCTGTAGAAGGCCATCCAGCTTTATTTATGACCGCTTATAGTTCACAAACCTCAACACTTGCTAAGCCGTGGCTGGGCGCTCAGTGGATGGTAGATCAATGCCCTACAGCAGCACGTAAAGCCCAGCTATTAGGGCACTTAAGAAAAAGACATTTGTCTATTCGGTTTGATATGGGTGGACTCAATAATGATGAAGTTAGTCGTGCAAACGGTGATCTTGATACGGCGTATGACTCATTAAATTCTTACGGCGTGAAAGGAATAAGTCTGGCTTTCTTGTGGGGCGCAGGCGGGAGCTTTGGCACACTCCCAGACACAGCCAATTCAGCGGTTGCAAACTGGTTCCTAGTTCGTGATAGATCAAATGGCGGATTATTTCGCTGCATGAACCATGAAACAGATATAGTTGACGGGACAACATTTACCCCTAATGAAAGATGCACCACAGATAGTATCAACCCAGACGGATTTAAGAATGCTGCGAATGCTTATGAAACCCATTGTGACCAGTTAACGGCATTCGGATTTCAGTTAGGTGATAACGGGTATGGTGGTGGCGACCCTAACGTCCAAAACGGAAACGACATGAATAATCCATCGGCTCATTTCTTAAGTGGCTCAGACGGCATTTATGATACTGATGGTTTTTATGGTGGCTATGATGTAGCGGGCCTCTGGGTTTCGGGGGACGAAGATTACCCAACTGGTTTAACTCCACAGGCGAGTATCCGTCATTCTATCACATGGGCTAAAGGGACTACATTATTAGGCTATTCTGAAGATACAATGACTTCTAGTAACCTAACAAATATGGCTGTTACATGGAATGCTGATATTAATAGATGTCTGATAAATGGTGGTGGAATTTACTATCACGGTGGAGTAACAAACTTTACGCTTCCAGATCATGTAACAGAGCTTGGACAATTAAGAACTTCATGCCCTGATATAATTGAAATAGGTGATTGGCCCGCTATGCTTGCTGATTTAAAACACGGTATCAGCGTTTGGTTTGATGGATAATGAACAAAGAGAAGCAATTCCAGGTACTTAAAGATCTAGCACTCTCGGATGCTGGAAAGTTACTTATACAGGACATTGAAGCTAATAAGTCAAGTACTGATACTTTACTAGGGCATACTAACACTAATGATATGCTTATATCATCTGGTTATGTACAAGGGCTTGATTGGGTACTAGGTATCCTTAAACACTATCAAACTGCTGTGTATGAAGATATGAATGTGGATTACAATGAAAGTTAACTACAAGTACAGTTCTTCTGTCAAGAAGGACTTTGAATACAAGTGCAAGAGTTGTGAAGAAGTATTTACAGTGCAAACAACTATGTCAGAGATGCAATCTGAGGTTGAATGTAAATGTTCAGGTACAGCGGTACGTTATATAGGAAAAGCTCCTATATTCTCACTTGACCCTATAAGCGGGGACTTCATAGGGGCTACCGATAAGTGGCAGAAAGGCCGTGAGGCTCAGATGAAGAGAGAAGAACATAACATGAAAGAACACGGGACTTATGATTAGTCCTACACTCCTTAGCCCGTAAGGACAACTAAGGTTAATTAACGTCTATAACCGAGAGGCAGACATGAGCGAAGAGAACGTCCATTTGGACATCATAAATGAAGATAACCCTGTTACTGATGAAATTATTTCAAAGGTACAAACAGAAGAACCTTCTAGCGGAACAGAGACTATAGAAGCTAATGAATCAGCGATTCCTGAGAAATATCGGGGCAAATCAGTTGAGGAAATTATAGATATGCACTCAAATGCTGAAAGAGAGTTATCTCGATTAGGTAATGAATTGGGTGAAAATCGTAAGTTAGTGGACAAGGTACTGCAAGCCGAACTTAACGCACAACCGAAGACAGTAGAGGAAGAACTTGATTGGGATTATGCTCCTGAACAGGCGGCAGCTTCACTGGTTCAAAAGGAAGTGGGTGCGATCAAGCATGAACTTGATCAAATTAAATATGATACAGCTTTAGATAAATTTAAAGGCAAGTATCCTGACTTTGATACAGATACTCAAACAGCTGAATTCAGAGATTGGGTTCAGGCCTCTACTTACCGTACTAATCTTTATAATAAGAATTATAACGGTATAGACTTAGTAGCTGCTAGCGAGCTTATGGATGGATGGCAAGATATGAAATCTGCTGCCCCAGAAGTTGACCTAGCGGCGAAACGTGAAAATGATCTTAAAGCTGCGTCAATGGAAAAAGGCAGCTCTAGTGGTGCATCACGAAAGAATACATGGTCAAGAACATATATTCGTAAGCTTAGGACAGAACACCCTCTGAAGTATGAACAATACAAAGATGAGATTGCTCTTGCTTATGCAGAAGATCGTGTCACTAAGTAGCTATTTAGCCCTAACGGGCAATGATGACTTAATGGCGCTCATGCGTCGAGGAAAATAAAATGGGTTTAGGAACAAATCATTTAGGCATAACACATGCCACAGGTGGAGATCCAGGTGGATTCGTCCCAGCTAAGTGGATTGATGAAGCGATTGTTACTTACACACAGGCTTTACAGCTAGGTGACAAAATCTCTAAAATTGACTTCAGTGGCCAGAAAGGTGATGCAATCAATCTACCTTCTTTGACTGATCGTGGCTCTCCTTCAGCTAAAGCTGAGAACACAGAAGTTACTCTAATCACTCGCACAGACTCTGAAGTGATCTTATCTTTGGATAAGCATTACGAGTACTCTTTCTTGATCGAAGATCGTACAGCTGTTCAAGCTCTTGACTCACTGTTACGTGAATACATGCAAGATGCTGGTTATGGTTTAGCGAAGCAGATCGACCAAGATATTTGGACTGCTTTTGAGAACATGCAAGGTGGTGCAAACTTTGATGCTGCTGTAATTGGTGGCGATGGTAATACTGCATACGTTGGTGGTGGTACTGATAATCAGTCAAAACTAACAGACGCTGGTATTCGTCGTATTATTCAGACTCTTGATGATTCTGATAATCCTATGATGGATCGTCACTTAGTTATCCCACCTGTTGAACGTAACAACATTATGGGTCTAGCTCGTTTCTCTGAACAAGCGTTCGTAGGTAACGGCAATACTATCCGTAATGGTATAATTGGTAATCTGTATGGTGTAGATGTTAGTGTAAGTACTAACTGTCCTCATGTACATACTGATGCTGATGATACTATCTTCAACTTTAGTTCTTCAGCTCCGGGCGATGGTGCAGGTACTGATATTACTGGTACAGCGTACACAGCTTCTTCAGCTACAACTAAAGCCCGTGTTGGTGCTATGTTCCACAAAGATGCAGTTGTTATGGCTTCACAGATGGATATCCGTCTACAGAAGCAATACAAGCAAGAGCATCTTGGTGATCTACATACTGCTGATACGCTTTATGGTGTAACAGAGAAGCGTGATTACGGTGCAGTTGCTATTGTAGTACCTGACTAATCTAACCTGATCGGGGGAGAAATCCCCCTTTCTTTAAGGAGAACAAGATGAGTAGAATGTCAGGCCCAAAGGCCGAGGCAACGTGGAATCCAGGTTCTATGCTCGATGGTAACGAAGAAGTCACTACAGTAACTGTTCCAGGTGCTGTTTTAGGTGATTTTGCTTTTGTTAGCTTCGATGTAGATGTTGTGGATCTTGAGTTGTCAAGTCAAGTCACAGCTGCTAACACAGTAACTGTTTCTTTGAGCAACAACACAGGCGATACATTGGACTTAGGTTCAGGTACTCTACGTGTTAAAGTTGTTCATTACAACGACATGTAACAAGGTATGCCCTTCTTTTGAGGGGTATTTCTAAAGAGCTAAGTCTTTTCAGAAATAACTAATAGGTTAACTAATGACATACTTAGAAACAATCAATGAAGTACTTAGAAGATTACGAGAAGATACAGTTAGTTCAGTATCTGATTCTACTTACAGCACTTTAATAGGTTCATTTGTTAGACAAGCTTACACAGAAGTGTGCAATGCTTACTCATGGCCTGAACTTCAAGAAACACAAGATGTGGCTATTTCAGCCACAGATACAAGCTTTACTATCACAGGTGATTCAGGTGAAGGGATAGCTGATGTAACATCAGTGTACAATGTAACTGAAGAGTGCTTTCTAAGCCCTTCTAACAAGAAATGGGTAACTGATCGTCTTTCATGGGATACAGATACTAATCAACCATCTTGGTATGCTTACGGTGGAGAAACTGCTGCAAGCACTTCAACTTACCATCTGTACCCAACATCAGATGCTTCTTACACATTAAGAGTTAATTTTAATCGTAAACCTGATGTTAATAATACATTAACTGATGCTACATTCTTAAAAACACCTGAGTTACCTGTAGTACTACGTGCTTTATCTTTAGCAGTGTCAGAACGTGGTGAAGATGGTGGAGCTAGTGCAAATGAGGTAGATACTCAGGCTGCTAATGCTCTAGCTGATGCTATATCTTTGTATGAAGCTAATAATAACTTCGATAACCTTAGTTGGCATGTAGTATGACCCAGTTAAGGGACGTAGTTATACAATCACCTGGAATACTTGGGCTTAATACTCAAGGTAAAGATGATGTAATGGATCAGAAGTTTTGTACAGTTGCTGATAACTGCATCATTGATAGGAATGGGTTACTGGCTGCTCGTAAAGGCGCTAAGGTACTTAACGGTACAGCTGCTACAGGGACACCTACATTCGATACTATTCACTCATATGTACAGGACGATGGTACAGAAATAATAGTATCTAGTGGAGGTTCAAAGGTATGGTCAGGAAGTACTACTTTAACTGATATAACTGGCTCAATGACTGTTACAGCTGATCATTGGCAGTTCCAGAACATACAAGGTAATTGTGCAGGCGCTCAGTCAGCTCATGAACCTATTTGGTGGGATGGTTCAGGTAACATAGAGACTTTGAATGGTCAAAACTCTGACTGGGCAGCAAGTACAGCTTATTCTCTCGGTGATATAGTTATCCCTACTACAGAGAACGGGCACTACTACGAATGTACAACAGCAGGTACGTCAAACGGAACAGAACCTGTGACATGGGATACAACCCCTGGAGGAACAACAAGTGATAACACGGTTACATGGACTACTCGTGAAATACCGAAGTCTAATACAGCCCTTGCAGCCTTTGGACGCTTATGGCTTAGTGATGCTAGTACTGGCACAATCTTTTATTCAGATCTTCTCATACCTAGTGCTTTCAGTGGAGGTAGTTCTGGCAGTATTAATCTCAACACTGTTTGGCCTACAAGTAATGATACTATAGTTGCACTTCATGTACATAACAACAACTTAGTTATATTCTGTGAAAGATCAATAGTTATTTATGCTAATGCAGATGATATAGACAATATTACATTAGTTGAATCAATAACAGTCAACGGATGTATAGCAAGAGATTCAGTTCAAACTATTGGCAATGACGTGTTTTATCTTGCTAACGATGGTATCAGATCTTTATCTAGGACTGTATTACAAGATAATATGCCTTTAGGGGAAGTTAGTACTAATATTAGAGATGATATTATTAGCTCAATCAATGTAGAGACTCTAGCTGATGTACGGTCAACGTACTCACAAAAAAAGGGGTTTTATTGTATAAATTTCCCTGCTTCAGAGAAGACATTTATTTGTGATATAAGAGTACAAGGGACTCCAAGATGGACTGTATGGACATGGAGTTTACCAAAAGGACTTGAAGTAGGTAAAGATGACACATTGTACTTCGGGCTAAGTAGTGGGTATCTTAGTACCTATTCTGGGTATCTTGATGCTGATGTTAGTACAGGAGATACTACTGAGACTTATATTCTTACATATAGATCAGGCTGGTTAGACTTTGGATTAAGTTCTATTAAAGCTATCTGGAAGAAAGCTATCTGGTACATAAGCTCTGAGTTTGATCTAACTACTACAACTACCTGGGGTTTTGATTTTGCAGCTAAAGAGTACACAGAATCTAAATCTGTAACTGGTGTACCTCCTGCTCAATACGGAGTAGCGACTTATGACAATGACACTTATGGTTCAAGTTTCGATAAAGATACTATACAGATGAACTTAAGAGGAACTGGTTCAGTTATAAGAGTAGGTACTCAATTAGCTGTAAATAATGGTAACTTTGCTTTCAATAAAATTAATTTATTCTTTAAGACAGGAAGAGTACGATGACCGATTACTCAAGAGCTTACAACGGAGCTGCTAAAGATGCAGCTAATAGTACGATACTAGGTGCTGATTTTGATGCAGAGTTTGACTCTATAGCAACGGCTAGTACTACTAAAGCTAATAAAGCAGTGCCTGCTTCAGCTAATAATATAGCATCTTTATCTGCAACAGGTGATTTACAAGACGGACAGACTCATATAATTGACCTTGTACACCCTATAGGTTCAGTATATGTAAGTACAGTTTCAACTAATCCGAATACATTATTTGGTACAGGTACTTGGGTTGCTACAGGAGTAGGTAGGGTACTAGTAGGTGTAGGTACTTCAGATGAAGCTTATGCACTTGATGACACAGGTGGCGCAAGTACAGAAACAGCTCACTTACATGCAGATGGTACATTATCAACTGCTGCACATTCATCAGGATTTAACACACTAAAAGGAGATGGCGTATCAGGTACTCTTATATCTGCAAATACACATACCCATGATGTAACAGGCTCAACAGCTAATAACTCTCCAAGTACAGGTGATAATATGCCTCCGTACTTAACAGTACATATGTGGGAAAGAACTGCTTAATGCCTGACTCTTTATTCAATGTACCTATAAAAGAAGATATTAATAAACTAAGTGTAGGTAAGTTACGCAAAGGGTTTTTAGCAGATATATCAGGTACTGTAGGGAATAAAACAGCCTCAATAAGTGCAGATGTAGGAGTTAATGCTAATCTTTACTCTTTGTTTAACAGAGATCCAGATCTAAGCTTACTACTTAACCACGATGTAAGAGCAAGACTTAACTTAGATTTTGGGGATGCTTTAAAGATAATGATACAGCATAACCTTAATAAAAGAACTACTGAGTTAAGTCTGTCAGGTAGATTCGATGGTTTTTGAGTGCAATGGTTGTGGTGCTTGTTGTAAGTTACTTGTTACAGAGTTTGCACCAGAGATGGACAGAGGTGATGGTATTTGTATTAACCTCAAAGATAACAAATGCAGTATCTATGAAAATAGACCAGATAAATGTAGACACGGGTATTCATACAGAGAATCAGATATGTCTAGAGAAGAATACGATAAATTAAGTACAGAGATTTGTGTACAATTGGAGGCAATAGCCAGTGTTAAGTTTCAATAAAATCCTTAAAAAGTTCTGGAACGACTTTGTAGCTCCGAAAGTACTTAGTATAGATCCTATCCTTGGTGGTGCATTAATAATGGGAGCAGGAGGTCTTGGGGCCGCTGCTATCAATGCAGATGCTGCTTCTGATGCAGCTGCTAGTTCAGGGTTTCAACCCATAGGTGTTAGTTCAGGTACTGGTACTGTAGGGTTTCAAGAAGTTGGTTTCAGAGATGCTGCTTTAGCCCCTTTCCGAACAATGCTAGACCAAGGTCAAATAACTCAAGATCAATTCAATACATTTGCAGCTGGTGTAGGTCAGGACGGGTTCTCTGCGCAACTATCTCCTGAGTTACAAACCCAAAGAGATCAGTTGCTAGGTATAGGTCAAGCTGGGCTTGATCAGTTCCAGACATTTGATCCTAACCAGGCTGCTAGTCTCTTTACAAATGAACTAGATGCTATTGCTGCACCTCAAGAGGCTAGGCAAAGAACAAGCCTAGAGAACAGGTTATTCAAACAAGGACTAACTCAGAGTACTTCAGGTGCTGATAGATTTGAAGCTCTTAACTCAGCTCAAGGGTTTGCTCAGAATCAAAGAAACCTTCAAGGGTTACAATTCGGTCAACAACAACAAGAACGACTGTTCCAGAATGCTTTAGGTGGAATACAAGGCGCTACTGCACTTGATAACTTAGCTGCTCAACAGGTCAATCAAGCTATTGCTGCTTCAGGTGGTGTAACTACAGCTAACACTAATGCAGCTCAGTTCGGGTTCCAAGCAGGGCAGAACAATGCTGATGCTCTAGCAGGGTTCTTCGGAGGAGTAGGTCAAGGGTTCACTAACATGGCTTTCCAACAACCTACAGTTACAACTGACTACAATGCTAGTTTCCCTAATCTCAATACTTCAGTCTTCGGCCCAGTACAATAGGAAATAACATGGCAAGTTTATTCAATATGCCTACACCAGAGGCAGTAAGAGCACAAGCTAGACAATCTGTATTCAAACAACCTATAGCTCCCAGAGGGAGAGGTTTCGTACAGGTTGCTCAACAAGCTGGTGGGTTGTTCGGTGAAGCTTTAGGTCGATCTCAGGGAGGATTAGCTCCTGGTGAAGCTGAAGCTATGAAGTTCCAACAAGCTCAACAAGAGATTACAAAGCAATCAGAAGGTCTTAAGTTATCAGATCCTAATGATTATATTAAAATGACTGGTATTGCTGCTGAAGTATTCAATTCAGTAGGTTTATCTGAGCAAGCTAATCAGGCAGCTTTAAAGGGGCTAGAGGTCAGAAGACAGTTCTCTGGAGACACAAGAGATGCTGTAGAACGTGATACATTAAACCAGAGAAAACTAGAGCAAAACTTTAAAGAAAGGCAAGCTAAAATCAAATCTGAAGAACTGTCACCTACTGTACAGAAAATACTAGACAAAGCTCAAACAGAGGCTATATCCGCTGGACAGAATGCTTCTAGTTTCGATGTACTTGCAAGTGATGTTGAGAAATCAGACTTTGAAGGTGGTATAGTTGCCTCTGTTAAAGAGACTATGAAGAACTTGACAGGTCAACAAGATGCTGTATCAGATCTTAGATTGAAGTATAACGCTGTACGTGCATCTCAAGCTGTTACTAACTTACCTCCTGGCCCAGCTTCAGATAAAGATATAGCATTAGCTCTATCCGGTTTCCCTAAAGATAATGCCCCTGCTACTCAACTAGCTAGATTCTTACGTGGTACAGCTAAACTTCAACGTATAAATGAAGCTTTCTTGACATTTAAGTCAGATAAAATTTCTAAGAAGAAAGGAACTAGAGCTTTACTGCAAGATTGGAAAAAGAAATCATTCTCTGATACTCTTGGTAGAGAAGTACAAACATCTGAGATATATATCACAGCTGCTAATAGAGGTCTTTCTATACAAGAAGTTAAAGATAAACTAGGTATAAAACAATGAGTGATCTATTTGATGAACTGAAACCAAGTACAGGTAGTACTAAAGTGGGTTCTGATCTATTGGATGAATTAGACCCTCAACAAGTTACACCTCCTCCTGAGATTGTTCAACCTACCTTACCAGTACAAGAAGATACTCTTGCTAATAGATCATCTGCAAGAAGGCAGGAAGCAGTAGGTAAAGTACAACAAGATATATCTGATTTCGCTAAATCCCCTTCAAAAGAAGCTGCTTTTGGTCTGATTGGTGATATAGCAGGGCAATCGGCATGGGCCGGTATTGATGTACTAGGGGATACACTCTTTACTGGTTTGAAAACTGTAGCAGAGACTGCCCCTGATAAAATGCAAGATGCTGTTAAGGCCGGTTTCCACTCATTGACAAATGCAGTACCTTCAGAAGTCAAATTATCCATAAGTTCAGGCACTAAAGACCTTATAGATATTTATGGAGATCTTGAAGAGAAGTACCCAGAAGAAATGAGACAAGTAGAGAATATTGCTGGGATACTTATGGTAGCAATGCCTGGGCCTAAGGCCAACCCTGCTGCTAAACCTTTTACGCCTATTGGAAAAGCAGGAGCTAAGTTAACACGCTCTGCTAAGGTACAAGCTGCTAAGTCTAAAAGGGAACTAGTGGAGACTCTTATTGAGGAGATCCCTACTGATGAGTTCAGTAGAAAAATGAAAATAAGGAGATCAAGAGAGACTACCCTTCTTAGAGGAAGAGACATAAAAGCAAGCCCACTAGAGACTATGGTAGCTAAAGATGTATCAAGAGTCCCTGGGCTAAACCCTAAGAGAAGTTTTTTATATAACAGTAACAGAGTAGTTGATGAAAGTAGAAAAGTAGCTGAAGATGTAGCTACTAAATTAGCTAACCTCCCAGAACCTAATGATTCTTTATTGAAAAATGCAATCAATAAAGTAGACTTAGGCGTGAATAAACTATTAAAAGAAGAAACATTTCTAGCGGAAAGTAAGACAGCTGTCCAGAACATGGTAACTAAAGCTAAAAGTCTAATATCTAGTACAGATAACTCTGCTAGTGGTGTATGGGAAGCAAGGAAAGCATTTGATCAATGGGTAATCAAACAGAAAGGGAAATACCCTGACCCCAACAAAGCAGGGGCTTTTGAGCAAGTTAATGAAGTTGTAAGAAACTCATTGAATGGGGTTGTTCACACGGAAGCTAAAAAACATGGGGTTAATTCTCAAAGAGCAATGGAAAAGTTATTTCATTTAAACTTAGCCGAAACAGCCCTAGTACCTAAAGTGGAGAAAGAGGGGGTTAACGCTTTTTATAGGCAGATGACTAAACTTAAAGACGTGGTAGGTGTAAGAAATGAGTCTCTTGGTTTAATAGCAACAGCAATGGGTACTACATTCTTAGCCGCATCACAAACAGCTGCGGCGCCTGTTGCGGCTACTATCGCGGCAGGTTCGAGTTTAAGACTGATGTACAAAGCTGCTAAAACACCCCAATTTAAAAGGTCTGTTGGGTTGTTATTAAAAGCTACTGACGATGGTTTAAAAGTTGCTACTGACCCTATTATGATTCAACAACTACGTGCAGATAGAGCTTTACTAATTGAATTGTCAGAACACTTAGATAAACAAGAGGAAGAGTAATGCAAATAGATAGTGATACGCTGCATTACTTATGGAGCTTACTTGCTGTCCCTGCTGTATGGCTATTTAAAGTTATATGGCAACAACAGAAGTCTTTGCAGCAACTCAGAGAAGAGATAGCTAGGGATTACTACACTAAAACTGAAGTAGATCATGAAATTAATGACAACAAGGATGACTTGAAGTACATCAGAGGGAAGCTAGATAAAGTAGTTGATAGAATGCTTGATAAGTAAGTATACAATAGGGGTTATAATGAAGTTACCAGAGAAAGTTAAAGTAGGATGTTACGATGTACGGATAGTACCTATGCATGGAATGGAAGGCTTTGCTCATGGTTGCCTAGGGCACTTCAGTTCAGCTGAGATGGTAATAAGGATAAGTATTGATCTCCCTGAAATACAAGTTATAAACACTCTTCTTCATGAGGTTCTCCATTCTTGTTATTATGTAGCGGGGCTTGAAGACACTGATGAGGAAGAGAGAATAATAACTTGCTTAGCTAACCAGTATCTACAAGTAATAATAGATAACCCTGCCTATAATAAGGCTATAAACAGTTGCTCAAAGAAGGAGAAGTAAACCCGTACTTCTTTTCAGCAAAGGATCTGACAATAGTGGCTGCTAATTTACAAGAATACTGCCCTAAGAATACTTGCTTATTATCTATTGTTATGTAAGATCTCCACTTACTATCCCTTGCTGCATAAGATACGCCTCTTTGTTTACTAGTAGAGTTACATTGAAGTTTAGTATTCATCATATTTTGTTTCTGTGTAACATCTCTTAGGTTACAGATACGGTTATCATTAGGTATCCCATTGATATGATCAATGTTATTTTTAGGGAAGTTACCATAAGTATATAGCCATACTAACCTATGTACTAAATACTTTTCACCATCGATGCTTGTTTCTATGTAACCAAGTGCCGTTTTACTGCCTAGAGCGTCTCCACGTTTAGCCCTAGCCTTATCTACTTTCCATGTAAATATGCCTGTAGATTTGTTATAAGTTACAAGTTCTTTTAATCGCAGTTGAGTAATCATTACAGCTCCTGTTTTAGTTATTATATATGAGGTTTAGATGAAAGTCAAGGACAGTACAGTTAATATATGGGGTCTCCAGGTAGAGATGCAGCCTGTATTAAAAGCTGCTGATATTATATGGAAACAGCACAACAAAGAGTTAGTAATAACTTCAGCTAGAGATGGAATGCACTCCGCTGGTTCATTGCATTACTACGGGTATGCTGTAGATCTTCGTATATGGGGTCTTGAAGATAAGATACAAAGTATAGCTACTCGACTAAGAGAGATACTAGGTATTAACTATGATGTGATTGTACATACAACTCACCTTCATGTGGAGTATGATCCAAAATGAGTATACTAATTGCTACACTAGCACTATGGGTATCGTTTATAGTACTAATGAAGATTGTTGATGATACAAAAAGAGAAGACCTTAACTGGTTTCAAAAGATAGCAGTTATCTTGTTCGTAGTGTTCGATGTTGTGTATAACTACACTTATGGAGCTATCTTGTTCTGGGAGTTTGCTGATAATGATCACAAAACACTAACTTCTCGATTGAAACATATCCTGTTATCAGGGTTTTATGATGAAGATGAGTGGAGATTCAAGTTAGCTCTCTTTATGTGTAAGTACATGATCTCTCCTTGGGATCCAGGTCATTGTGGAATGGGGTTCAAATGAAGATTAAAGACACAAGAGGGCGAGAGTCCATAACACTGACATTTTGTACACTAGCTACAGTTATACTGTTAGGTAAGTTCTTACTTGCTGGGTTAACTACATACTTAGGTGTAGTACCTGATATGAGTGCTGGTGAATTTGGACTAGCTTTTGCTGCTGTACTGGCACCTTGGCTGCACAGAGAATGGGTAGAGAAGAATGTTAAGTCTGATCAAGAGTAAATTAGCTAGCTTCGGATTAGCTGTAACAGGTATACTTGCAATAGCTGTAACCTTCCTGTATGCTTTACTACAGAAAGAGAAGAAAGAGCGAGTACAGGAGAAGGTAAGAAGAGTTAAAGTAGCTCAGAAAGCTTCTACAAAGACTACAGAAGCAATGGTTAAAGGAGTACAAGATGAGAATAAGCCTATTACTAGGAATGGTCGTATTATTAAGTAGTTGCGCTACAGTGGAGTACGTACCTGTAAAGTTGACTGCTCCCCCCGCCTTGAACAACTTGACGGAGGAGGAGCTAGATCAACGGCTTGGGGAATGTGTGTCAGATTATACGTATAAAGATATAATCATAACATACAGGCGAGTAAAAACATTACAAGGCATAATACAATCCACAAGAACAGAAGACTAGGGTTCATTATAGTTAGTCTCCTAAGGGTGTAAACGGGTAGCTATATTACTATTCTTGAGCACCTATGCACGAGTGGTAGTACCCCTGAAGGTCTGTGTAGCCCGTTGGAGCACTGATAATCTCAGCTCTAATAACAGTACTTACTTTCCCACTCGGACTTCCTTTTTACCCTTCACCAGTTTAGCTGGTTCCTCGTGAGCATGTTCAAACTTAACTGACAGTAGTTCCATCAAGGCATCTACTTTATCTTCTAATTCACGAATCTCCCCCCTGTAGTTATCATACCTAATCTCTTTGTATTTATCGAAACTAGTACCTTGTAATCTATTAATTAGTAAGTGGAACTTATATGACCAAGAATCCTCAGTGTCAAGTATTCCTAGATATTTAAGGTGATCTCTTAATTCTTTATCTTTCATTATTATCTCCTAAGGTGTTATTGTACAAACTAAGTCTACTTCAGCTACTGTGCCATTCATGCCTATTGAATAATCACATGGCCCTAGAGTAGAGCCACACACAAGTTCTGGGCCATACAGCACTGAAGATGTGCGTGAAGCAAAGTAGGATGCATCGGCACCTGCTAATGGGGTTAGGTCATAGGCTATTCCACATTGACCATGGAATATAACACTAACACCTGTAGCTCCATCATATATGGGAATAGTTGTTATTGGTGCTAAAGGAGCATTGATTGTAACTAAGACTTCATCTCCTCCAGCATCATCAAACATCTTCCTTGCATCAGGCGGTAAAGGTATCGTAATAGTGTCTGATATAGTCCCTGTGAATTTTCCTGTTAGAAAATCAAATGTTCCACTGCATCCTGATAGCAATATCAGGGCAGTGAATAATGTAATGTATATAAGTTTCATTTCTTTACCTTTGGTTTAAAGTTCTGTGCAGTACTTCCACAACATCCATACAATGATCTAGCATCTGCACAATTAGTCCAGTAACTGTTAGTATGACTGGAATACGGGTTATAGCAATACAACGGTGAATGGTAATCAAACGGACTCTTTAGTAGACTGTATCTACAATCATGACAATCAACCATACTAACCTCCAGGTTTGTCTGCTCTAGTTATATTCAAAGTAGTCAACCATTCTTGGTACTCAGGATCAAGATCTAGAACCTTCTGAGGGTCTACTCTCTTCCCTGTTTCATCTGTGACATGAAATCCATACGTTATCATATCCTTTATTTGTTCATTGAGCTGAGAATGCAATAAATCAAGTCTTTCCTTATCTATATCCATGATATGAACACTCCACTACAGAAAGGAATTACGGCTAGGTTTACTTCCTTTAACTCATCTGTCAATTTCATCATTCTTCATCCTTTGTATATAATGGATGAAGGTATCACAGAATTCTCTAGGTGTCAACCCCATACCTATAAATATATCAAGTAATTCATCTAGATCATATTTAGCTAATAACTCTTCCAGGTACTCATGATCCATCATCAGAAAACTCCTTAAATAGTGCATTGATCATGAAGGCAGGCATTATGCCTTTATACTTATATAAATCTTTGTATTCCACTGTATAAGATATATCATCTACTCCCCAGAAGGTCAAACACCTATCATCTACGGGGACATGAGACTCATCTAGTATCTTTTGCATGGCTAATATATCTTGTAACTCAAGCACTTCACTCATCTAAAAATCCTCATCCTTAAGTACAGGTTCATCAAGAGCATTAAGCATTCTCTCAAGATCCTCTCGTAACTCTTGTACAGTTTCGCCACACGGTTGCATAGCATCTTCTGTTATTGAATGAGGGAACTTATCTCCCTCATGGTAAAAAGCCTCATGTATACCATAATGCCTTCCAGTTTTAACTACTCTATGATTCCACACGATTAATCTCCCGCTGAATGTACCAAATTGCTTTCTCTAAGTCTTGCTTCTTATTACCTTTTAGTTCACATCTTTTTATGTACTTCACTGCATTACCTAGACAGAAACCCATGTTTTCAGTTATTTGAATAGTTTCTATACCTGATGGATCTGATGTGTAATGTTTTGGGTGGTTAACTGGGTCTTCAATTACCTCATCCACAACCTCAGACTCTTCATTTATCCCTCTAAAGATCTCATTGCTACTTCCTGTAAATTTTATTGTACTCCCATTTTCCATCTGTATTTCATCCTGTTTACCTACATCTTCGGTGATAGTTTCACCAAATTTATTGTACCTGTATGTATTAGTATTAGGGTTATATGTAAGTACACACTCATCACACAATGATACACACCCGCTGCATTTATTTATCATAATTATGTCCACTCTCTTAGTAAATAATCCATACTTAGTTCCATCAGACAATAGTTACCATCCTTAACTTCATGTTTATATATACAACCCCTGAAATGGTTATTACCTTGGTAACCTTTGTAATCTTCATCGTGTTGGTAAAAAGAGCCTACAGCTAGTCCACGAAGTACTTTCCCATTAGCTAGATGTTTCTCTGCCAAGTCTTTTCCTTGCTGGTGCCCCATAGTGAATGACATACCTATGTTATTAAGTCTAGAACGTATCATACCGCCCCAAGGTCTGCCTGTATTAGGGTTAGCGAAGAAGTGACTGTAAGTGATACCATCTATCTCTACCATCTCCAGGAAGTCATAAGCTTCCCAACCTAACTCTTTCAACTTAAGGTCTTGATACCCGCACTTACCTGCAAGTTCAGGGTTTGCATTCACGTGCCGCATTATTCGTTCTTCATGATTACCTGTAGTAAATACTAATCTAGGCCTGTACTGCTTCATCTTCTGACGAACCATCTTAGCATTATAAGCCCAAAGAGGACTTAATAGAGCTTCCATACCAAGTAAACCAGCTTCTATGTCTTGTTGATAAGTCCTGCCTTCTGCTTTCTTAGTACCTTTGTCATAAGATGAGAGACTAGGCATATCCCAGTGGTCAGCTAAGTGGATAACAGTGTCAGGTTGTTTATCTACTATATAGTTACCAGCTGCTGTTAAGTGATCCACTGGAGTCCCTTTCTTACATTGAGTATCAGGTATTACAAAGTGTTCCATAAGAACTCCTCTTCAGATATTATTATACAGTTCTTCATTTATCTATCCTATAACAAGATAACAGCAATAAAGCTGTAACAATGTGCTTAATTTCAGACAATACATCCTCGGTAAACATACTAAAATAGATAGCCGAAACCATACTAATACAACCACCTACAAGTAAAATAATATCTAGTACTTTCATACAACATCCCTCAGATTACCATACCTGTTCCACCTACGTTTCATTCTCTTGTAAAGGAATTTCCACTCATCGAGTCCGTTTCCGAGTGCCACTATTTTTGCGGCTTTTCTTAATACCTTTGCTCTTGTTCCTCTCATAAAGAACTCCCAGACGATAATGGCCTTACGTTATATAAAGGACAATCAGTGATACCACAAGCAGTTACTTGTTGTTTCCAAGTACCAGGGCAAGCAGGGTCATAAACACAATCTTTACATTTTTCGTTTATGCTTTTTCTGAGGCTTATTCTTGGTTTTTTGTCTGGTTGTTCTTCCATCGTCTCGATCCTCTTTCTTTAGTTGTTTCTGAAGTCTTTGTATCTTAGCTTCGTACTTTGCTTTAGTGCTTTGTTTCTTAACCTTTTTCTTAATCTTTCTTAACTTCTTTATTTCTTTTTCTATGTAGTTAAGGTGAGTGGGGTACAGAGGGTTATCAGTCCAATCTTTGCTCCAGTACCAAACAAGATTCTTTATCCAGGTGTGTGTACACTTAGTCCCGCTTCTTTTAACCCAGTGAAGAACCTTCCCCTCTGCTGAATTGCAAGCACGACATAGTACCATTCTACAATGACCAGTGCTGTGCAAGTGGTCTAGGGTGGCTTGCCCTTCTCTTATAGTATCTTCACAGAGAGCGCACTTACCATCTTGATCTTCTAGCAGGGCTAACCTGTAGGCCGCCTTCTCATTAGATTTTAGTTTATTCATTTTCCGTGATTCTCATGGTAGCCATAATTAACCTCAGCCTCTTCTCTAGCTACCGCTGCATCTGATAACTTTTTAAAATAACCTAAATGTATTTGCTTATAATTGTGAGTTATATATGCCCTATAAACACCTTTCTTTTTGACATAAGAAACACCAATCACTCCAGAAGTGTTTCCACAGCCTTTACTTAAATTCCTTGCATTCTCTTGTCTACTAACTTCTCTTAAATTGACTATCCTATTATCATCCCTGATACCATTTATATGATCTATTTCATCAGGTAATCTACCAACAACATACAACCACACTAGCCTGTGTGCCTTATAATGGACTCCCTCAAGGGATACAGAAATGTAACCAGAGTCTCGTTTAAATCCAGCTTTAGCTCCATTAAATCTGTATACAAAGCTACCAGTACCTTCTTTGTACACTAGCATGTTTCTAACATATTGCTGAGTAAGGGTATCAGCTTTCTCTTTCTGTTTAAGTTTCACCCGAAGCTCAATATCTTAGCTTCTGTTCTAAGTTCTGAGGTACTTCTCTTACGTTGTGCATGGATAATCTCCTTAGCTCTAGGTTCTTGCATATCCTGGATAATACTCAATAACTCAGGTATCTTATCAGGGGTTATAATAACTTCAGAAGCATCTGCTTCACCTTTAGGTGTATAGAACCTCCACATTGATGGGTCATGTTCTCTAAGCCCCCTGTACCTATCAGGTGGTGCTATAGCTTCTCCTACCCATACTTCTTGTAGCTCTACTTTAGGTATCTCCATCTCTTTGTACATTTCAGCTCGAAGTAGTAAGTCTTCTGAACCGAAGTACATATAAGGAGTCTCTTGCATATACCTTGAAGGATGATTTGAATTTCTGTACTCATCAATCATAATACAAGCTGTCATGTACTTACTAGGGTTCCTCATGTATATCTTAGTGTTTAGCATGGACTGGTCATACATCTTCTCTATATGCCACCCATTTTGTATTAAAGCATGGGCATTGCTTTCCCACCCATCACAAATTACCTTTGTTCTGGGATGGATTACCCATTGCTCATTTCTATAGCTCGCCAAGTTCGAACTCCATTTCCTCCAACTCTCGTTCAAGGTTCTTCAAGATACGTCTTGATGTTTCTACTTCTTTAATCTTTGATTTAAAAGCTTGTACCATCTTCTTTTGTTCTTCTTCCGCAACTTCAAGTTTAGCTTTCGCTAGAGCTGCTTTAACTGAATCACCACCAATTTTAGATACCATTATTCTTCACCTTATTTACATTGATTAATTTAATTCTCCAAGGGAATACAACTCTTTTCTCTTGAAGCTTTTTCTTCATTTTAACAACTTCTAACTCGAACTGCTCTACCTCAATTTCCCATAAAGCTTGTTCTTTTATATCTTTAGTATTCACAATCTAGCTCCTATACGTTTACCAATATGAAGTAGCTCATAGTTCTTATCGTACATCTCTTTAAAGTCTTCACCGTAATGGTTCCTGTATGCAGCTATAACAGCAAGTTTAGGATCTTCAGCCTTGGAGAGTATCTTATAAGCTGCCATCTTACCTTTACCTGGAATCCCTTTAATATTATCTGCTGTATCACCTTGAATCATTTGACACCAAAACCACAGATCTGCATCTTCTTCAGATACCCAGTACTTAACTTTCCACTTAGGGTTGTAATGCCATCCAGGAAATGTATTGAAGTCTTTGTCTGATGAACAAGGTACATACTTAAGTGCTGATCTTACAAGTGCTGTTTTTACACCTTTACTTGTAACGTACTTCTTGTTCCAATCATCTCTACATATCTCAGCTATCCAATCATCAGCTTCTCTTCCGTCATCTGTTACAATAGCATTATGTTCTTCAATCAAGTACTGACGTATAGCTGAATGCCACTTAGGTTTCTCTTGTTTTCTTTGACCTTTATAATCAGGGTACTTCTCTCTTCTGAAGCATTGCTTCCCTGTTAAGTAGCATTGATAATCATCTGCTCCAGTCTCTCTTAATATATTCTTCATATGAGAGTCAACTGTTTTCTGTACATGTTCCCAATTCTCATTCTTGCAAGCGAAGGCGATTGAGTAAGCATCTACATCTGAGTCGTTCAAAGCTTTAATGCATCTCTCCTTTATCTGGTTTATTCTCTTCGTAGACATCTCTACCTAACAAGAACAAGAAAGCTTCTGATAGTGTCAAGAGAGCTATATCTGTATCATCAAGAGATTCTACTCGCTCTGAGCATACATACATATGAGCCAGGATAATCTCAGTTACATTCTCTAACCAGTGCTGTATTTGATCTTCATCCCATTGCTCAGTAACCATTTCAAACATAGTCTCAGCTGGGTTCTCTGTTTTAATTGCTTTAAAGTTAGTCATACATCTCCTATTAGGTGGCGGGGGCAGGACTTGAACCTGCTCAGTACCTTATGGGCCTATTTCTGTATTCATCCCATCGCCTCTAGGTTTCGCTTCACGCGACTCCCCGCCATTGTTAGTCCAAACAAACTTTCTGTATAGTCCAATCTTCTAGTAAAGCATCTCTACCTTTGTTCTCATGCAGATAACGAAGGATAATGTGTTGTATCACAGAATCATCCACTTGTACGATACAAGGTTCTTGTAGATTGTCTTGTAATGAGTACCAAACTTCTGCTTCTATGTTCATTCTTTATCTCCACATTTAATCTTACCTTCGTAGTACTTGTTCTGAACAAAGGTATCTCCTTGAGGTGTACAGATTACTAACAAATGGTGAGTTGAATAATCGTACAAATCATCTTCATCACACCCTCTTGCTGGGGCTTGGGTGAAGAACATTAAGAACATTACATAAGTTATTGATTTAGAAAGGAATATCATCATCAAAACTATCATCAGGTGCTGACTTCTCTACTACAGCTTTCTCTGCATCTTTACCTGATGCAAGATCAGCAATCAATGGTTGTGTGATATTGTACAATTGAAGACACGTCTTTTCAAGGAAGTCAAAGTCTACTTCACCTTTCTTAGCAGGACCATGGAGAGTTACAGCTTGGTTCATTGATGCCCCTATAGCCATACCAATTACATAACTATCTGTACCTTTCTTTGAGGTACTTGATCCTCTTGTTGGAGCTGTATTACCTGATCCTTCTTTGAGGACTGTTACAGTAGCTTTCTTTACATTCTTGAAGTCACCGTTCTGGTCATACATACCTTCAATCTCTGCACCTTTGGTGATCATACCTGTCTTAGTCCAGATCTCTCCCTGTACTCCACGTTTGATACTCCCGTAACTGAACCAATCATCACCCATCTTAAATGAAGCCCTGTGGGTGTTTTCGTACTGGTCTTGCTTGTCCATCTCTTTAACTGATACTACTTCTACTGTTCCTGAAAATCCTGGCATTTATTTATCCTCTTAGTTTTAATTATAGTCTCATACTTTTTACTGCTTGTCAAGCTTGTTGTATTCTATTTCTTGTATATGATATTCACCTGTTAACCTCTCATAAAAACAACGTACTGTACAATCTCCGTCACTGGCATAATCAATACCTATAAAAACTTCTCCTTCTTTAGGTATATAATTTGAGGGGAAAGGACTAATCTTTACCCATTTAGGATCGAACCATTCATTGCTCAATGTACATCTCCCCAACTCTCCCCAACTTGAAACGAAGCATCCAGTGGAACTTTTAGTTTAAAGAACTCACCTGACTTAACAATACTTTGAACACACAGCTTACCAACTTGTTCAGCATCTTCTGGGTTGCATTCAATTATATACTCATCGTGATAGTATACAACACGTTTGTACTCAATACAAGCATCTTTTAACATCTTCCTTAAGAAAGCCCAACTCATGTCCATAATCTTAGCACCTGTTGACTGAAACAGAGTGTTAGTAATACTATGCCTTGATCTAGTATAACGCTTACTGCGATCAATTGTCAAGATATATTTCTTTGAATTGTTCTCCCAAGCTCTTGCTACTGCTTCATCAACTTCTTTTAAAGCCCAGTTAGCTTCCCAGTACCTATCGAAGTACTCAGAACCTACTTCAGTACTAACACCTAGAGCTGAACAAAATGTAGCTAAACCACAGAAGTACTGTAAAGCATATCCAGGTGTCTTAGCATCTTTACGTTCACACTCCCATAACTTAGCATTCTCTTCATGTTCATCATACTCATCAGAGAGTATTCTCTTAGCGTACTCACCTCCGTCATATCTAGCTGTATAGTGGCCTTTAACTCTAGCTTCTAACCCTGCTGCATCATACCCTACAAAAACCTTGTTAGGAGAGGCTATGAATAGACCACGCATCTCGGAGCCGTAAGGTGTACCTACTCTAGGGATATTAGCTACTGTTTTATGTCTCTGTCTTCCTGTATTAGTTAAACCTGAACTTCCAGCAGGTAATCTACCATCTATTGCAAGTCTTGGGTTATTAAGCCACCCTTGTATGTTACTTCTTCTATGTCTGTACATAACCCACAGAATAACATCTTTAATGAAAGGTACTTCAGAAGATAACTTAACTAAACCTGGACATATTTCACCTTTGTCATGCAGCTTAGGTGAAGTCTTAATCTTCTTACCTTTCTCTCTTATTTCCTTGCCGTTCGAGTCCTTCTTGAAGTTCCATATAGTTGCTTTCCAACCAAGGGATAACAACCAATCTTTTAGTTGTTGTTGATTACCTAATGTCATAGCTATATCATGGATAATACACTCATGGTGAGGCAATGGGTGCCAATGTCCATTCTTCAACCCTCCCCAATAACCTGTACCGTTGTCTACTCTTTTACCTCCTTTGAGTTTTGGGGTACGTGTCAAATAATTAACCTCATCGAACCACTTCTCACACATAGCACTTGGAGTCCCATCCTTCTTGAACTGTAACTTAGGAGGAGTCATAGCTTTTAGTTCAGACTTCAAAGGAGGACGAGAAGGCAGTTGAGGTTCTACTTCAAGCTCAATTAACTCCATCTTTTGAGTTAACTCTTGTATTAATTCTTCAGCTCTAACAGAGTCAAAACAGATACCTGTCCTTTCTTGTTCACACATACCGTCATAAGTTATGTGAGCTAGTTTAAGATACAAAGGGAGGTTAATCACTTGCACCACTTGCCATTAGGTGCGATAATAGTATGCTTAGTGTACCTTCTAAAAGCATGGTAATAACAGACCACACCTTCTGGAGTAGTACCATCTGCATCATCTTGCAACTTATCTAACAAAGATTGAATAGTTACAGGAGAAAGCTCCCCTTGATAAAGGATAGGGACTACTGAGCAACACTCAGGTCTGCTCGGGTTATCAGGGTTCCATCTGAAAGTATTGAACAAGAATAAAGTCTTTTCATTCAGGCCATGTGGGTTTTTCTGAATACCTGGGCCAGCCCATTCACCGTAGTGGTAGCCATCACCTAGAGTAAGCAAACCTTTGGTATTATCTTTTACCCATTGAGCAAACCCGAAGTTATCATCTTCAGGTGTAATGAATCTCTTACGTGACTGTACACCAACTATCTGATTATCTTGAATAACAATACAAGAGTTAGTGCCATCAATCTTCTCTGTAATAGTAACCTTGAATGGGTTATCTCTACCAATCTTAGGCCATGCTTTAAATTCTATTTCACTCATATCTCTATCCTAGCTGTAATTGTACTCTGATTTAATATTAGGTGCAACACCATGTACTTTAACTGTTACTGAGTTACCGTACCCTGCTTCTTTGTACAACTTAAAACACAAATCCCAGAACTCCTCTCCGTTACTTATAGCTCCATCAGGGTCTTTAAGCTCAAGTGAAGGGAACTCTTCTTTTATAACAATGTAACCTGTTTCTGTCATCATATCTCTATCTCCGCTTCGTTAACAATTCTACAAAGTTCTTTTATTAGTAGCTTCACGTCTTCAAGTGTCAGCATTGCAGGGTCTTCATACAATGAGTCGAACTCTATCATGTCATACTTTATAAGATCTGTATCTACTACTAAATCACTTACTCTGATAATCAATTCCAGCCTCCTTTTGACGAATCAGATAACAATATCTGCTTCTTTAAGTAATGCTTCTAGCACGGCGCCAGTAATTCTCACGTCTTCACGACAACGGTGGACGTACTCTTCTGTACTAAGACCTTCCCAGTTTTCTATTGTTGGCTTCTTTATACCTAGTTTTTCTCCCCACTTACCTAGCCCATGAAACCCCCTATCAGGATTAAGCTCTCTTGATAGAACCATAGTGTCAATTATTTGACAAGGTACTGAGTTAATTACGTCAGGTTGGATGTAATACTCCAGACCAGCCAACTTATTGTAGACAGGAAAATCATAACCGATAACATTATGACCAACAAGAGTGTAACCTGAACTAAGGACTTTAATAACACTTTTAAAATCATACATAGTTCTCCAATTATCTGTCCCTAGTTCATTAAAACAAGTGCAATGCATTTTATCAGGATTGAGCCCATTAGCTTCCATGTCAAAGACTATGATTTTACTCACTCAGAGTAACCTAAGTACACAAAGTAAGCAAAGAGCCCAGAGAGCCACAAAGTTAATAACCCACCCGCTAACTCACCAGTATTAATCATAAAAATAGCACCAGTTGTAAACAAAATAGTTAACATAGTACCAACAAAACACATAGGTCTTAGTATTTTATTCATCTAGATACTCCTCTTTAGGTATTGCCATCATTCTACCTGTGTGTTTATCGAGTGTCAATGTATCACATATACCTGAATTATCCCACTCTCTTGCATACAGAATACTTATTCTACTAAACCCCCGTGTCTTATCTTCTTTGATCTCTTTATCTATCCCTATTAAGTTAGAAGTTACTTGCTCAAAAGCCCCAGAGCCCCGCCCATCATCAGGTTCTATCTCATACCAATAAGGATAACTAATACTTCCATCGGGTTTCTTAGGTTTACCTCTGTTCTTATCTCGTGTGATATGAGCTACTGCAATAACATGTATACCTGTCTTTTTAACAAAAGCTGCTATGTTTGTCAAGAGGTTATCTATCTCTTTTCTCTCGTTTGTACCTGTGGAACCAGAGAATACAAAACTTAAGTGATCCAGTATAACGAACTCTACACCTCTTGCTGCTTCCCATTCAAGTATCTGCATTAACCTCTCAGGGCCAATATGACCTTTCTTGTCTACTGTAAATCTAGCATACGTAGGATCAAGTACTTCTTGTACAGTTCTGCGTCTTTGTTCATCTGGTACTATATCAGGGTTCTCTCTGAATAGAGGTAGATGTACATTATTATCCATAGCTATAAAGCTTTGTCTAGTCTTAACTATATCTTCTTCTAAATAAATACCTAAAGTCTTCTTCTTCATTAATAACAAATGGTAGTTAATCAACTTACATAGGGTAGTCTTACCTGCTTTTGGTGGAGCTAGAATGATTGTTAACTCACGGGGGCGTAACCCTCTAAGCTTGCTCATAAAGATAGGTAAGCCAGGAATATACATACCTTTAGGAATTGGTTGTATAAGATCCTCGTACTCACCTCCTCCGTACTCAACAGAGTCTACTTGAAAAGACTTAGCTTGGAACATTAACATCTTAGCTAGTTCTTCTGATCTACCTTCTTTTATGTACTCATTAGGATCATTAAGTTCAAGCTCTACGTTCTTCATTTCTTGTATACAGAGAGCTACTTCCATTACTGCATCACGACCTTTAACAATACCTTTTAGCCTCTCTTCAGGTGTCGCTTCATCATTATCAAATACTGTTATAGGTTCTTGAAATGACTGTACAAACTCTTGGTTATTAGATACATGCTCTGCTGCATGTTTAGTACCTAGTCCAATAGATACTACATTAGGTACAAAAGGTTTACTAAGTCCTTGATTGTAGTCAGAAAAATATAATGCTTGCCATGCTGATAAGTAATCGTATTGGCCTTCGGCTATGAATAACTTCTTACCTTTCTGGCACACATCTTGCCCTACTAGATCGCATCCTGTATCTACATCACCTACTGTACTGAAAGCTTTCTTTTTTGGTTGCGTTAGATCTCTTTTCAAGAACCCACTAATCTTACCCTTCTTAGTAACAGGGAAGTAATGTGCTATAACAGTACCTTCTACTTCACTGAACTCTGATCTGATACCAAAATGTTCACATGTTTCTAACTTAATACCTCTATCAGGTATAGCTTTAATTGGGTACTTTTGTACTGTTTGTATTGTTTGCATACTCTTCTGTACCTCACCTTTGAAGTGGCTCATTTTAACCTCTTTTTATTCTCTTGACAACCTGGACATGCTTCTCTTTTCATTTGAACCTCTTAGCCTGCTATGGTTGGCCTAAACTTAAGCCCATATTTTTGAGAGCTTCGTCAAAACTTGCTTGGTTTGCTGCGCTATCATATGAGTAAATCAAATCACTTAAATGTGACCCGTTGTCTTCATTTAATAGCTTGTTCATGGCGGTTTCAAATTCATCAACTT